TTCTCCATCTCATATTTTCTATGAAGATAATCTACATCAATTTTCTTTCCACTTAACTCTTCATATACTCTAACAAAGGTTCCTAACATATGCCAATGTAATGGTGGAATATATGATGGTGACAAACAAACAAATATCTGATCAAACTCATAGTTTCCAAAATCATAATCTTCTTTAAAACCCCAACTAAACTTATCACCAAATAAATGATCACCTAATAAAGTATCAGTAAATTCTTCACTATGCAAATTTAAAATCCAATGCCATGAGTTTAATCTTCCTTGAGAATGTAAATAATATCCCCAATTACCTTCAGCAACTCTCTCATCATCATCGATAAATTTCATTTCTTGTTCTGTAGATTCCATACCATTCGTTAGTATGTCACTATGATGATCAATATTAACAACATCAATAGAAGTATAATCTTTCAATCCATATAGAATAGCATCATGATCATATCCAAAATGAACATCCTTACAGTTCTTTAATGCTCTCAAAAAAGTTCTTAAACAAAAATCATAATTATCAACATCAATCTTATGTGATATAGATTCAAATACCTCAGGCATTTTAGATTGTATATACTTCCACTTAACTACGGGTTGAGACTCTATCTCATACTCCCTCATTCCACTAGTATAAAATTCATTAATTGCTGGTGCAGATATAAAATCTAAATCTATACTAAGAATCCTCACATTCTTCCCCCAGTATTAAGCTTTTGTTTAATATATTTAACCTGTTCTTTTGTAAGGATAGTCATTGCTTGTTGTGCTTTTTCCTCACTATACCCATAGTACTTTTTAACTGCTTCTAAATCTTCAACCTTACCCTTCTTCAACCAAGGTGCAAACCTCTTCTTCTTTCTAAGAGAATTTAAATAAAAATCATACTGCATTTTCTTATCAAGGAAATGAGATTTATTCATCTCATTAGCAAACAAAACACAATCCAAAGATCCAGATAGACATTTGTTCACAACAAATGCTGGATACTTTGCTTCGGGTTCATCTTCAAAAAGATTCTCCTTTGTAAAATTGATTGAGTTTAACCAGTCTTTAAGTTCCATTATTTTAAAAAAGAAAGTGCGTTGCCATCTTCATAGAATTGTTTATGTACACTCGTTGCTTTAGAATTATACATGAAGTAATACAATTCCAACTCCTCTTCAGTTAGATCTGGTAGTTTGTCCAAATCAAATCGTGTTTTTATTTCATTGTATATTAATGTTTTTGAAACATAAGATCCTACTTTACAACTTCTTTGCCAAGACCTACCAGCGACTATACGCTCAAGAGTCCACAACCACATTCTATCACACTCAATATTATCTGACACCTCTGAAGCATTTTGTAATACTAACATATCATTAGCAGCTTCTTCCTCATAATGATCCAATAAAAGAGTATCACATTTACCTTTATAATCATAAGCACTCATATGAATGACTTCCACATCATCAAAGAACTTAGGATTAATATACTTATGGTAATCAATAACTTCTTTATTTTTTTCTATGACAGTAACTTTACTAACTTCTTTCTTATTCAATAACCAATTCTCTCTAACACCAAAACCCAATCCAGTACAAATACAATGACCCTCTGCCAAATCATAATGAGAATATAACTCATATGCTTGATCATGATCCTTTATTCTATAGGACATCCACTCTTCACCATTAACAGACAACCTATACATTTGGTTGTAATTATCAAAGGTTACTTCACAAGTATCTTTATTGTATAATTGTAGATTGGGTGGAGTATAATTTAATTGGTTAAGAAGTCGGAGCATAATTAAGTAAAAGCAATTCTTTACGGTGTTGCTGATCACTCATATAATCACCAACAGAACGCATAGTATATGTAAGATCAAACTCAGCAGCGTTCCATTCTTTAAATCGATCTCTAACCAACTGACTACTATTATATGATATTAACATAGGGGAAGTATAATCATCACATTTAGCAGCAAACTCATCATGATCAAATCGTTTATGCATCTCACCTTTATTACCATATAAATTTTGTTTAATATCATATGGAGGATCTAGGTACATAAAAATACCTTTCTTATCCCAATCATTTATAAAGAGTCTTTCATAAGAATGACTAGTAATTATCCAATTCTCAATGAGTTTACCATAGTCGCCAAGCTTTTCAATTCCTCGAAAGGAGAAGTTGGATTCTGATGCTTGTGGTGAGAAGGAGCTGGATTCAGTGAGACCAGAAAAAGAGCACTTGTTAACAATGTAAAAAGCACAGGCACGATCAAAGTTGGATTGTTTTTCATCATTAACATCTTCCTTTGCTTTTAAAAATAATTCCTTAGCTGTATCCCTATCGGGATGCAGATTCTTAATAGTCCATAACTTATCCTGCAATGCTTGACCATCATGCTGGAGTTCTTTCCAAAAGTTATATAATGGTTGATAAAGATCATTAACCCATATTTTTAAATGGGGGAACATCTTAGTAACATACAATGCTACAGATCCACCACCCACAAATGGTTCCCTATATTCTTTATACTTGTTTAAGTCTGGAAAATGTTGTGCTAGTTTAGTACAAGCACGAGATTTTCCACCAGGATAACGAAGAGGAGTCTTTAAAGCTTTCATTTGAATTCACACTCAACCATAATTTCTGTAAGACAAGCAAGGAGATTTATTTCTTGATCTGCGACAAAAGCGATCTGGTACTGATACTTAGCAATAATGAGAACAGCAGCAGCAATGCTAGGCCCTTCAAGGGATGTAGCAAGACCATCATAAAGACGGCGAAGAAGTACAGCAGGATCATTGTCCAGATTATCATTGACCCACTTACGGACTCCAGAAAAATCTTTCTTACTAAGCGTTTTAATGAGATCATCAACCTTGACATCGGAAAATTCTGCTAAGATAGCACTATCTATTTTACCACCTACAGAGTATCTCTGCAATTCATTTAAGACCCTCCTCCAATCAGGAAAATGCTTATTGATTAATTGAAGAAGAACTCTCTTATCTGCTTCACAGTTTTCTTTATCAAGGATAGAAAGGATACGCTCGAAGAACGCAACTTGAATCTCTGCCTTCTCCTTACCTTTGATCGAGAACTCAACCACAGAACACCTGGAGTGTAGCGGTTGGATAATTTTATTTTTATAATTGCAGGTGAAGATAAACCTACAGTTTTTATGGAATGCCTCAATGTTACTCCTCAACAACAACTGAACATCATGTGTTGTGTTGTCTGCCTCATCAATGATAATGACTTTGTGCTTCGAGGATGGCAGCAACGACATAGTAGAAGCAAAGTTCTTTGCTTGTCCTCTAACTGTGTCTAGGAACCTACCTTCATCTGAACCATTAATTAGAATGTAATCACATCCTAACTGCTCACATAGAGCACGAGCAACAGTAGTTTTACCACATCCTGCTGGACCTGTTAAGAGAAGATTAGGAATCTCGCCTGTATTTAGGAATTCGCTAAAGGTTTTCTTAATATTGTCGGGAAGGATGCAATCAGCAATCGTCTTGGGTCTATATTTCTCGACCCAGAGAAAATCATTCTTCATAAGTAGAGTCAGGTTCCAATGCTATAAAGTAATCTAAACTATAATTTGTATTTGTAAACTTAGAAAGTAAACTCTTAGAGATAGTAA